GCGGCTATGGTTCCGGGATCGTGATACAACCGGCGGCCATCCGCACCGTAACCGTTAAATTTATTTGGAATTCTCATCTGTAATTACTCCTGTCACAGCGCAGCAGGATGTTCCCGCCCGTCTCGCCAATCTGGACAAATCCAAGACGTTCACAAAACCGCAACCCGTCGCTATTTTGGGGCTGAACCGTAGTTATTGCAAACCCGTATTTGTCAATAGTTCCATGTAAAACGGTCCGCATCACACGCCAAATGGAAGCTTTGGGCCTCCGGCATATACCCATGTGAACCTCATTACTTTTTGACAATATGCTACCTATTAATTCTCCGCCGTCATGTACCGGCGTTACTTCCCAAGTTTCTAGCGCGCTTACGAATTCATCCGCACTAACTGACACTCTGTGTGCAATTGACGTATGCGTCTTGCGCAGCGCTTCTTCTCGCATCATTGCGGTTATCGGCTAACTTCTTCCCAGTCAAGGGAAGCGTGGATCGTGGAGGAATTGCTTGAAGCCGCAGCGATTAGCGTCAACTCAAAAGCCGTTCCGGTTATCCCGTTTCGCTCTAGCTGGTTGGCAAACAATGCCTGCTTCAGAATATCAATGGTGGTGGAGCCTTGGTTCGACCCCTGCGTGTAGCCCGAGGCTAAGATGCGCCCGCCGGTAAAAGATGTGCCGGTAATGTTGTACTCCACCCCCGAGTTCGTCCCCGCACTTGTCCAAGTCCCGCCAGTTGTTGTTCCCGAAGCAACTACCCGCCATTCATAGTTCACGTTGTTGGTAAGCGCCAGAATAGAAGCTGCTGTCAATACAACAATTGCATCAAGGCGCGTGGTTTTTAGGCGCAACGAAACTATGGGGTAGAAGGTTCCCGCTGTAGCTAGTGATGTCGGCGATGTAATGGGCGTACCAATAGCTTGTTGCAAACCTGTTAATGCAAACCCGCCTTCTGAGATTACCGTCGAGCAAACCTGCTTTAGCGTACTGGCACCTGACGTTGCCGCCGTGTTGGTCATCTCATAGCGCAAAGGCAGCGAGGCGGTAGTGATGTACGTTGTTGTAGTCAGGTTGGCATGGTTAAAGTTGTGCGCTGGGACAAATACCCCGTCGATGATGAAGCCCATACGCGCAGTTCCCAACCCCAACCACTCAATGTCCATGTAGAGAATTTGCGACTTGGACAAGTCAAGCGTGATCCCAGACGGCCCGTTACCGTCTAATGTGTCTTGGTTCCAATCAGCCTGCGCCACACGGTCGTTTATCAGAGCACCTGTAACCGAACTGCGCTCCACGAAGTATGCACTTGTCCCGTCACGTTCAATATAAAACCCGTTGGTTACACCGTAATACCCAACGCGCTGGCGCAGTCCAGTTTTAGCCGCGCCCATAACAAACGTATTCATCACCAGCAAGCTCTTACCCGGCTGGTACGCAAATACTTTTGTCGTTTCTCTTACTACCTGATCACCACTTGCGCTGCCCACCGTCAAGTTAACCAGACCTTCATTTGCACTGAACGTCGCAGCGGCTGTACCTGTGGTGCCTGTTGACCACAAGTTGTTATCTGAGTACCGATGGGAGGAGTCGAACAGCGTAAACGGCTCACTTACCCGGACGCGTCCAAAGGCATCTAAGTTTGTCCCGCCGATGGAGACGGGGATTGTTCCGCTAGTAGAGGCCATAAGCTGTGCGATAAAGTTGTCCAGCGTGTTGAAGTACTGACGCAGGATGTTGTTAAGTGTGTCGTGATACCCCCGGTCGTATTGAACTGGCGCAAACGGTAATGCCGGTGCTTTTGTTCGCGTAAGCTGAATCGACTCTGTAGTAACAATCTGTGTGCTCATTTGCGCCCATCGGGTCTGACATCAATTCTTGGTACGCCTAGCTGCCACTGAGTACCCAGCGTATCTGAGCTAATCCTGAACGCCAACTGCCTACCGCGCAATCTTGTGTACACAATCTCGGTGAACTGCTGCACGTTATATACCTGTTGCCCTGCGTAAGACTGGGTTGAATCAACATTTGCACTTGCCGACGTGCTGTAACCTGAGCCGGGGTTCTGGCGTGGGCGCATTGTCATGGTTACTTTCGGATACAGCGGGCTGGGTGTTGTTGAGCCGTCAAACGTAATATCAGGAATCATCCGCCAGACGAACCCGTAGTTATGCCCATCCCCGATGTCAAAATCTGACGACTGCACATAGGCATTAATTGGGCTGGGTGGGTTAGTAGAGCCGTCGTCCACGCCTAACTCATGGAAGTAAAGTCGATTATCTACCCCAGCCGCTGTTGGGTAATCCCGTAACGGTGAGTCTAACCACGCAGTGCGGCCCATAGTGCCGTAGTACCAGACACGGTCGAGGTAGTTAAATATGACGTAACGGTCAATAACGCTTGAATTAGCCGAGCAATAAAACCACCAGATTTCAGAATAGCCTTCATTAGTGCCAGCCTGAATCTGCGCAAACTGATCTCGATTAATGTCTTGATAGACGAACGTACGCACCGCGCTTGGTAAAGTCTCGACTCGACCAGAGTAGACGTAAAACTTATCAACCCCCATCCAATACACCACGCCCGCTGCGGTTGCCATAGAGTTCTGTGACACGATAGAGATGTTGTCCGCCAGCAGTGTGAAGCCCCAGACAAACGGTGGCCCAAGGTACTGCATAGAGTAGATAGCCGCGTCCGTCCAGATGAGAATTTCCTGACGAGTCTGCAACGCACCGATGATGGCTGATCCATGCGACAGGCGATAGCTACCTGCTTGATTTGTCGCGGTTGGTGTCCAGTCGGTGTAGCTTTCCTGCGCAGTCCAACGCACTAGCAGTGGGTCAAGCTCAGAGGAGCCGTAATCGTTGCACCCAAAGGCAATAACAATACGAGAAGAATCTGATACAAGAATCTCACTTATAACAGACGGAACGTCCGAGGTGCCGGTCAGACTAATACCCGACGTAGTTGCCGTAGCTGGCGCACTCATTATGTAGGTACCTGCACCACCAGTGCCCGTACCAAAGGCAGTAACCGTAGTACCGAGCGGGATGCCTGAGCCTGTCACCGTCATACCAACATGGATGGAGCCAGACGTAATAGAGACTACGGTTAACGTAGCCGTTGAGTTAATGTCAGCGGTGCCGGAGAAAGAGCCAATCAGGATTCCTCGCGTACCCACATCCGGCGCGTTGGCAGTGCCGGGCGACCAATAGTAAAGACCCCCACCGTTGGGGTTAAACAGTAAGTCCTGACCAAAGTTACTTTGGCTCCACAGGCGTAACTGAGTGCTGGTTGTTGTAGAAGCAGATTGGCCCCAACCGTAGTAGCCAGAAGCGTCTTGCACAACTGAGTTGTTGGGGTGAGGAGCCGCAGTTGTACCACTTGCGCCGCGTGTGCACCCGGTAAATGTCGTAGCACCTACGCCGGTATAAGAGATCAGTTCAGTGCCAATACTAATAATGCCTGCGGGTGGGAACGTAGACGTAGAGTCAACCGTTATGGTGACGTTGTTTGCAGCAACAGGCTGACCTATAGGGTAGAAAATCTGCGCGTTAGCGCCACGAGTAATGCCGGTAAACGATGTTGCAGTTGTCCCGCTATACGTAATAATCTCTGACCCAATGACAATCGTGCCGGATGCCGCAAAGCCAGTCGTTGATACGACATTAATTGTTGCAGTGCTTGTGGCAGTTGGGATTGCCGAAGTAAGCGTAGTATCCAGCGTGCCGGAGGCCATATCTATCTGCGTAATTGCAGGGCCTGTAGTCACACCACCCCAAAGACCAGCGCCCCAGCCAACCTGTGCTGTACCTGATACTGTGCCGTTATTTAATTGATAGGCTGCTGTTACTGTGCCACCGCCGGTAGCTGCGGATGTTGCATTGTTACTTGCGGTAATGGTGTAGGTATTCGTATCAACGTACGAAATGACGTACTCGCCGTTCAGATTCAAGCCCCCTACCAAAGACGCGCCGGAGAAAGTTACATAGTCCCCGGTAATAGCGCCGTGATCTGCATCCGTGACAACAACGATATTTGCTGTGCCGGTCGTAATATTGGTAGTGAATGGATTGGTTAGCACCACATTGCTGCGGATTGGCGTGATGTCGTAGTAAACACCACCGTACTCAATATAGAACTTGCGCTCGGTGCCCACGCCCATCAAGTTAAAGAACTTCAGCGTGATCCAGTTCCACAGCGAGCGGCAAACACCAACAAATGTTGAAGACGATAGCCGAGTCCAACCACCACTCTTTTCAGGATAGCCGGAGCGAAAGCGAATCTTGTCGCAGTCATACCAACCGCCCTCGTTAGCAAGTGTGGTGCCTTCGCGGTTTACGCCCGGACGGTACTGTAGTTTCTGTAATGGCATTTATTTCACCGGTTGCCTGACGGCGTTGTATTGTTTGACGCACTGGTCGAGGGCTGCTTGGAGACGGGCTGCGTCGGCAGCGTACCCTGCAAGAAACTCTCCATCTCCTTTTGCCAGTTCCGCACCGGAGGCTCCACTGCAAGCTCGGGCGGTACCGGAGGCGGTACCATTTTGGGTGGGGCGCTCTTGCCTGTCGCGCAAGCTGTTAGTAAGAGCGGTAGCACGAGCATTAATATTCCTGATTTCCGCATCTTTCTCTTTCCGCAGCTTGTCCGCCGCCTGTTGCATTTCCTGCTCACGTTGCCGGGCTTCTTCCTGCCCTTTGGCGTAAGCGGCGTAC